CCGACGACGCCCCGATCTCCTACGCCGTGGACGTCTCGTGGGACCGTGGCGCGGCCTACGTGGCGGCCTGTGGCCCCCAGGCCAGTGGCCGGCTTCAGGTGGAGATCGTGGCCGCGCGCCCCGGCCAAGGGTGGGCCGAGTGGCTACCCGAGTGGTTCCGCGGGTTCGTGGACGCCGACAACCCCGCCCGCGTCGTCGTCCAAGGCAAAGCCTGCCCCGCCGCGATCCTCGTCGACACGCTCGCCGACGTCGAGGGGCTGACCGTCGTGCCCTGGGTGGGCGGTGACCTGGGGATCGGGTGCGGCCTCATCTACGACCAGGTCGCGGCCGCCGCCCCGGACTCCACGTCCAGCCTGAAGCCCCTCGCTCACCGGGGCCAGGAGGCCCTGAACCTAGCGGCCCACACGGCCGCCCAACGCTTCTACGGCGATGGCTGGTACTGGGACCGCAAGAACTCCCCTCAGGACGCCGCGCCCCTGATTGCTGCGACCGAGGCCCTGTGGGACCAGATCACCAATGCTCCCGAGGATCCCGCCTCGTCGATCTATGAGGCGGGCCCGCTACCACTCACCTGAAGGGGATGAATGCTCGTGCGCCGAGACAAGACGCTCTCCCGCCTAACCGGCGCTAAGGTCCTCGTCCCCGTCGACGGGGAGACCGTGCGCGGCACCCTCGCCGCCGTCACCCCGGCCTGGGTGACCCTCACCGGGTGCCAGGCCGAAGACGGCACCACCATCGAGGGGGACCTCATGGTCGCCCTGCCCCTGCCCTGGGTGCAGGTGATCCGATGACGCGCTTCCAGACCCTCGACGCCCTGGCCGCCAACCACGCCGGGAACACGATCCTCGACGTCGTCGACCCAGGTATCCCCCTCGTCGACTACGACGCCTCTGACCGGGACGCCGCCTCCGTCGCCGCCGCCTGGCGCACACAGCCGGCCATCCGCAAGGTCACGTCCTTTATCGCAGCCAACGTCGCCTCCATCCCGCTGCACGTCTACGAGCGCGTCTCCGACTCTGACCGTCAGCGCGTCACCACGGGCGCTCTGGCGCAGGTGATCGGGGCGCCCAGCCCCGCGATGGGCGCGTACCGGTTCTGGGAGCGCGTCATCCTCGACGGGCTCCTCTACGACCGGCGTGCCGTGATGATCGTCGACGACGGCGACCGCACCGAGCTCGTGCGCATCCCACCAAGGCGGTTCCGCATCGTGTCGGACGGCCTGGACCGGGTCAAGGCCGTGCGCATCACCACCGGTGACGGGCAGGTCAAGGACATGGACCCCTCAGGGTTCCTCCTCGATGTCGGCTACTCCCAGTCGAACGGTAAGGGCCTGTCCCCGATCACGACGCTGGCGGCCCTGCTGCGTGAGGCAGCCGAGGCCGTCGATTACCGGCGCGCCGTCATGCGCAACACCGCACGCCACACGGGGTGGATAAGCCGCCCCACCGAGTGGCCGAACCGGGACGCCCGGAACAACTTCCTCGAGTCGCTGCGGGCGTTCCGCGCCGGCGGCGGCCGCGAAGGCGGTGACCTCCTCCTCGATGAGGGCATGGAGTGGCACGACCGCTCCTACAAGCCCACCGACATCGACGACCTGGACGCCCGCACCCTGACCAACATCGAGGTTGCGGGCGCCTACCACATCGCCCCCGAACTGCTCGGTGACCGTCAGGGCAATTATTCCAACATGGAGTCGATGAGGGAGTCCTTGTACCGGGACAACCTTGGCCCCTACATCCGGGCTTGGGAGGATATGTGCGCCCCGCTGGCTGACCGGCTCAGTGACGGGCGGGCTCTCTACGTCGAGGCGCACCTCGACGCGAAACTGCGGGGATCCTTCGAGGAGGCCGCGGCCGTGTTGCAGACGTCGACGGGTGCCCCGTGGATGACTCGCAACGAGGCCCGCGCTCGCCTGAACCTGCCGGCCGTTGACGGTGGGGACGAGCTCATCACCCCGCTGAACGTGCTGGTGGGTGGTCAGGCGTCCCCGACGGACTCCGGCACCCAGAACGAGGGCCAGGACACCGACGCCCCCAAGGCGGGCGGCGGCGTGCAGGTGAAGTCAGCGGACCTCGAGGGCGACTGGCCCACCAGGGCCGAGGACGCCCTCAAGCGCCACTACAGCCGTCAGGAGCGGGCCGTCATGTCCGCTCTCGGTGCGAAGGCCGACGGCTGGTGGGACCAGCCCCGCTGGGACCGGGAGCTCGCTGAGGACCTGTACCGGCTCGCCGCCGCGTGCGTCGACCAGATGGGCCGTGAGGCGTGCACCCGCCTCGGGTTCGACCCGGATGAGGACTGGAGCCTGCCGCGCACGCAGGCGTACCTCCAGGCGGTCACGAAGGCCCGCGCCCGGTGGGTGAACGAGGCGACTCGCCGGCAGATCGAGGCCGCTCTGGCTGAGGCCGGCACGGAGGGTGTGCCCGCTGTGTTCGACCGTGCCCGCTCCCAGCGTGCAGCCGCCGGGGCCGGCGCGTTCATCGCTGCCATGGGGTCGTTCGCGACGGTCGAGGCCAGCAAGCAGGCCGCCCCCGGCCGGTGCACCAAGACCTGGATCACGGGCCGTAACCCGCGGCCCACGCACCTGGCGATGAACGGGGAGACGACGCCCGCCTGGACCGACTTCTCCAACGGCCTGTCCTGGCCCGGTGACCCGGCCATGGGGCCGGACGAGTCGGCCGGCTGCAACTGCACCGTTTCCGTAGAGATCACGCACTAAGGAGGGCTCCTCGTGGAGTTCAAGACCACCGGCACCCTGAGCCGGAAGACAGACGGCGACGGCGACCACGCCGGGTTCGTCGGGTACGCGTCCACGTGGACGAGGGACCCCGACTCCTACGGCGACGTAGTCGCCAAGGGCGCTTTCACCCGCACCCTCAAGGAGTGGAGCGAGAAGGGCCTGCCCATCCCCGTCCTGTGGGGCCACCGCCTCGATGACCCGAAGTACTTCATCGGCGCGGTCAAGGACGCTAAGGAGGACGACCACGGCCTGAAGGTCGACGTCGAGCTCGACGCCGACTCCCCCACCGCCGAGCACGTGCGCCGCCTCCTGAAGAGCGGGGCCGTCGCCCAGATGTCCTTCGCGTTCGATGTGCGCGACTCCGGCGATGTCGAGCTCGACGACGGCCGCAAGGCCCGCGAGCTGCGGGACCTGCGCCTCTACGAGGTGAGCGTGGTCCCGATCGGCGCGAATCAGGACACGTCCATCGAGACCGTCAAGGCCCCCTCCGACGGGGGCCTCACCAGCGAGGAGATCACCCAGGTTCGGGCTCTCCTCGCCTCTCAGACCGCCCCCGAGGAGGGGGAAGCCGGCAGCAACACCGACGACGACGCCGAGGCCCCTGAGGGGCAAGACGAAGACCCGGTGAAGGCCGCCGCGCGACTCAACACCCAAATCGCAGTCCTCTTCATTGAGGGAGAAAGGAGCGCTGCATGAGCACGCTCATGGAGGCTCGCGCGGTGGCTATGAAGGCCGCCATCGACGCCCAGAACGCTATGAACGCCGCAGGCGACAACCTCACCTTCGAGATGTGCAAGGAGGTCGAGAAGCGCGTCAACGAGGTCAAGGAGATCGACGAGCGTATCGCCGCCTCCAAGTCGGCGCGCGACATGATCGCGTCACTCGCCGGCAACATCCCGGATGACAACACCTATGAGCCGGGCGAGGAGTCCGGCATGAAGGCCGGCACCTTCGGTGAGCGCTACGTGCGCTCCTCCACCTACAGCGAGTGGGCCAAGGCCCACCCCTCCGGCCTCGGTGAGGGCTCCAACCTGGCCCTTCCCGGCGTGAAGATCGGTGACCTCGAGGAGCTCCTGATCTCCCGTAAGGCCAACGGTCAGGTGCTCGCTACCCCGACCGCGCACATCGCCCCGATCCGCTACCCGATGGTTGACATGGTCGACCGCCGGCCCCTGACTCTCCTCGACGTCATCGGGCACGGCCAGATGGCCGGCAACTTCGAGTACGTGCAGGTCACTGCCGTGTCGAACAACGCCGCCATCGTCAAGGAGAACACGCAGGACACCGACGCGCTCAAGCCGACGTCGGACATGACGACCGCCGTCGCCGACTGCAAGGCGTACACCTTCGCAGACGGTTACGAGGTCACCAACCAGCTGCTCTCCGACGCCCCGGCGTTCGCCGCCTACATGAACACCGCGGTCCGCTACAACCTGGACACGGTCATCGAGGACAAGGTCCTCAACGGCACCGGCACCGAGGAGCCCAAGGGCATCCTGAAGACCACCGGCGTGCAGGAGAAGACCTACACGGCCGGGACCGACGTCATGGACCTGGCGAAGGCCGTGCGTGGTGGCCGCACCAAGATCACGAACGTTGGTGGCGTCGCTACCGCCGTGATCCTCCACCCCGAGGACGTCGAGGCCCTCGACCTCATGCAGGACAACGACAAGCGCTTCTACGGCCTCGGCCCGTGGGGCATCGGCCCGCGCACCCTGTGGGGCGCCCCCGTCGTCGAGTCCTCGAAGATCACCAAGGGCCAGGCGCTCATGGGCGACTTCAACCAGGTCCAGCTCCTCGACCGTGAGGGACTGAGCGTTGTCGCCTTCAACCAGCACAAGGACTACGCGGCTCGTAACCGCGTCTACGTGCGTGCCGAGCTCCGTGCCGGCCTGGTCATCTGGCGCCCGAACCGCCTGGTCCTGGTGAAGGCCGCCTGATGGGTGTCGACGACGGAATGGTCACCCTCAACGGGGTGCGGTACCGGCTGGATGACGCCATCGCCTGGGGTCTCTACAACCCCGAGACGCAGGGACGTCACGTCGCCCCCGAGGAGGGGGCCACTGAGGGCGAGGAGGGGCCGGTGACGGCCGCCGCCCCTGACCCGGAGAACAAGGAGACGCAGCCCAAGGCGCGTCCCACCGCGAAGGAGTGAGGACCATGCCTGACGCCCTAGTCACCCCTCAGGCCGTGGCCGAGGCGTCGGGCGGGCAGGTCCCCGAGGGGGACCCGAGGCTCCCAACCTTGATCGCCGGGGCCACTGACGCTATCCGCCTGTGGTGCGGTTGGCACGTGGCCCCGGTGATCGAGGAGACCGTGACCCTCGACAGTGAGGGGTCAGCGTCGCTGCGTCTGCCCACGGGCCGGCTGGTTACCGCCACCGGCCTGAAGGTCGATGGCGTACCGGTCCCGGATGACGCCTGGGACTACTCGACGGCGGGCATGATCCGCCTCCGCCGTGGGGTCTTCCCTGACCGGTTCCGGGCCGTGGAGGTCACCATCACGCACGGCTGGCCGCAGGCCCCGTCCCTGGCGGCCGTCATCACCCGGTCTGTCCTGTCCGCGTGCGCCTCCCCCATGGGGGCCACGCGCGAGCAGGCGGGCTCTATCTCAGCGACCTGGGCGCGGGCGGGCATGACCCTGTCCGACACGGACCGCCGCGAGCTCGCCCCATACCGGCTCCAGCACTGGGCATAGGAGGTTGCCGTGCTTCCGTCATTCGCGAGACAGCGCGTCACCATCGTCACCCCCGGCCAGCGGGAGGAGTGGGGGCAGGTCACCACGGACTGGGGATCGGCGACCACCACGGACGTCACCTGCGTGTGGGAGGCCACCCAGGCCACCGTCCACGGCGTAGCCACGGGCGACGTCGACGCCGGGCAACGCACCGTCTACCTCAACCCCGGCACGCCCGTCAGCGGGGAGTGCCGGCTCCGGTTCCCCGACGACCCCGGCCATGACTGGGTGATCGTCGGCCTGCCGATCCCCAACCAGTCGCCCACCGGGCGGCTATCGCACATCGCCGTCATCACGAAACGCTGGGAGGCCGCCCAATGAGCAAGGTCAAGGTCGTCATGAATCCCGCCGGGGTGCGGGCGCTCCTGAACGCGCCCGGCGTCGTCGCTGACCTCGATGCCCGCGCCGAGCGCATCCGGGCGGCCGCCGGCCCCGGTTTCTTCGTGCGCCGACGCGACAAGCGCATCAACCGGTACGCGTCCCAGGTGCGTACCGCCGACGACGAGGGCCGCAAGGCACAGGCGGACGGCAACGTCCTCATGAAGGCCCTAGACGCTGGCAGGTGAGCGGCATGGAGCAACCAGACATCATCGACGGGCTCCGCCGCTACCTCGCTGAACGTCTCGCCGGCGTCCCCGTCTACGGGTTCCTGCCGAGGGACCCGCCCGGCCGGTTCGTCCTCATCGACCGTGTCGGAGGCACCCGTGGCCTGGCCGTGGACGCTCCACGGATCACGGTCGAGGCGTGGGCGCCCACCAAGTCATCCGCGTACGCGCTCTGTCTCGAAGCCAGAGCCGCGATCTTCAACCCGATGCCGCCCCTCCCGGGCGGCATTCGTGTCATACGGCGAACCGAGGTCGGTGGCCCCAGCCATGAGCCGCCGACCACCAGCGGGTGGGACCGATACCGCTGGACCGTCGAAATCAGACACCAACTCACCCGCTGAAAGGAAAATCCGTGTCCTACGAGAAGCTAAACGCGATGCAGATCATCACCGCTGGTTCGGATGATGACTGCGTTGCTCTCGCCCCGGCCGGCACCAAGGCCCCCACCACCCTCGCCATCCCCACCACCTTCAAGGAGGTCGGGTGGATCGACAAGGATGGCATTGAGTTCACCGCTGACGACTCCGTGGACAAGCGGCGCGCCCACCAGGGCAACCGCGTCTACAAGGTGCAGATGACCGAGTCCGACTCCGGTCTGACGTTCACCGCCCTCCAGTCCAACATCGACACGCTCAAGCTCCAGTGGACCGTGAAGGCGTCCTCGGAGGACTCCGGCGTCATCAAGCACGTCCTGTCCTCGTCCCGGAAGGTCGAGAACGTCGCGATCATCGTCTACGCCGAGGCCAACGGCCACAAGTACCTGTGGCACTGCGAGAACTTCCAGATCGGTGAGCGTGAGGGCTTCAAGCTCGCGAACACCGACGACGTCGCCTATAAGGTCACCGGGACTTTCACGGGCGACATCACGATGCTGACGGACGACGAGGCGTTCAAGGCCGCGTGACAAATCTCCTCCTGGTGGGCGACTTTGGGTCGGTCCTCGCCCACCAGGAGGCACCCCCGTCTGACCGGCCCCATCTAGGAAGGACCGACCATGAGCAAGAAGAAGAAGAACCGCAACCGCCCGTACCGTCAGACCGCCCCAGGCGCGACCGCGCAGCGCGCCGCTGAGGCTGGCGCGGCCGTCCCCCAGGACCGCCTACAGCAGGCCGAGGCCACCGGCGGCACCCTGGTCACCGACTACCGGGGCTTCCACATCGAGGTCACCTCTGACGACCTCGACGACTACGAGGCCATGTCCAAGCTCACGCAGAGCGTCCCCGGCCCGTTCCTCGAGATCGTCTTCCCCGATGAGCGTGAGCGGGCACGGTTCCTGCGTGAGTGCTGCTCGGACGAGACCGGGCGTGTCCGGTTCACCCTCGCCGTGCAGGCCGCCATGGAGATTTTCGAGGCGCTCGGCATGGGAAACTGACCCGCCTGCCCATCCTCCTCAGGGAGGAGGGGCAGGCCATCGAGGCAGACCTCCAACGCTACTACGGCGTTGACCTGCTCGACCTGTGGCGCGGGAAACTCACGATGCGCCGGTGCATGGCCCTCATCGAGGGGCTACCCCCGGGCGCCACCCTCCACCGGCGCACCGGGGGCTCGCTCGCCTGGTCCGACGAGACCACGGCCGCGCTCAGCGCCGGTCACAGCGTCGTCACCGCCCTGGTCGCCCTACTCGGCGACGACAAGGCGAAACCACCGCCACCACCAGAACCACCCCCGGTCGGGTGGCGCAAGACCCAGGAAGACGACAACGCCTGGGAGGCCGAGCGCCTCCGCCGATTCAAGGCGAGGCAACAGAAAACCGCATAGAGGATAGGGGGCCAGCATGGCCGGAGTCGCCGGAGGAGCCATCGAGCTCGCAACCGCCTACGTCCAGCTGGTCCCCTCCCTGCGGGGCGCCCCTGAGGCCGTCGCACAGGCGTTCTCAGGGGCCCCGGCGCAGAAGGCCGGCCAGAAGGTCGGTGACCGGATCGTCGACGGTATCGGTACGGCGATCCGGCGCGGCGGGCAGATTCCGGCGGCTCTGTCGGCCCTGGCGTCGAAGTCGGCGGCGGGGTTCAGCGCGGCCACTGACGCTGCCCGCCTGGTGGGTCAGGCGTTCGCCGCGTCCAGCCGTATCGCTGGTGACGCTGCCGGGTTCATCAACACTGCCTGGCAGGGGACGTTCACGCGTCTCGCGCCCGGCGCGGCGAAGGCGCTGGCCGCTATCCAGGCGCACTTCCAGGCGGCTTCAGGCCGTATCGGGGCTGTCTGGCAGGCGGCGACCGCCAACCTGGCGCGCGCATTCAGCGCGGTGTCCGCCCCGATCTCCGCGGCCTGGCAGCGCGCTACCGCCCCCATCGTCAGCGGCTTCCAGTCCGCTATCAACGCCGCGCGGGGAGCCGCCTCCAACATCGGCAACGCCTTCTCTGGCGTCGCGTCCCGCGTCGGTGGCGTCTTCCAGAAGTTCACCGCCCCCATCAGTAGCGCCTTCTCCTACGTCGGCGCGAACCTGCGCGCTACCAGCGGCGTGATCGGCAACGCCCTGTCCGGTATCCAGGCGACGTGGTCGTCTGCCTGGGCGAAGATGCCGGCACCCGTGCAGGCGCTCCCAGGGAAGATCGGCTCCGCGTTCGCCAGCGTGGGCGGCAAGATCGGCTCCGCTATCTCCTCCGGCGCGTCCGCCGCCATCAACGCCGCCGCTTCCCTATCTTCCGCCGTCGGTAACGCTCTCCAGGGCGCTATCAGCACCGGCGCTAAGGCCGCTGGCGTCGCCGTTGCTGGGCTCGCAGCCACCGTCACCGCGAACCTCGGTGGCGCGGTCCAGCGCGCTGACCAGCTCTACACCTTCCCGAAGGTGATGGCGAACATTGGCTTTTCCTCAGAGGAGGCCAGCAAGCAGATCAACCGTATCAGCGACTCACTGGACGGTCTGCCGGTGGCCACTGATAGCGTGGTGCGCGTCGCACAGGGGCTTGCGCCGCTGACCGGCGATCTCTCCAAGGCGACGGATATATCTCTCGCGTTCAACAACGCACTTCTAGCGGGTGGCGCGTCGACGACGCTGGCCGCGAACGCGATGGAGCAGTACCGGCAGCAGATGGCTGCTGGCAAGGTCGACCGCATGGCATGGCGTTCCATGATGAACGCGATGCCGGGTCAGATGAATCAGATCGCGAAGACGCTTCTTGGTGCTGAGGAGAACGCGGACACGCTGTTCGACGCGATGCGGGACGGCAATGTCACCTTCGACGACTTTAACAACGCATTACTGAAGATTAACGCTGAGGGTGGAGAAGGTTTCGCGTCGTTTGAGACGCAGGCGCGTTCCGCTACTGCCGGTGTTGGTGCGGCGTTCACGAATGCGAAAATCCGCATTCAGAAGGCCATGGAGAAAATCATCTCCGCGATTGGCGTCAAGGAGATCTACGACAAGATTAACAACCTCTCGTCGGGTATTGTCGGTTTCGGTGAGCGCATTGGTGAGGCGATCACCCGGCTCAAGAGCTCGGGCGGTTTCTCCCAACTGGGGCAGACTCTCGGCGGGATGCTGCCGGTCATCGGCGGCCTGGCCGGAGCCCTCGGGCCCCTTCTGACACAGATTCCGCTCATCGGAGGCGTGTTCTCTGGCCTGACCGGCCCCGTCGGCATCGTCATCGGCTTGTTCACGTCGATGGTGATGCACAGCCAACTGCTGAGGGACGCCATCTCCAGCGCATTCAAGACCCTCGGAGAAGTGTTCCAGTCGCCGGCGATCTCAGGGGCTCTCCAGGCGCTCGGCTCCCAGCTCGGGACCATCGCCGGCATCCTCGGTGACTCCCTCGGCTCGGCGCTGAACGTCGTGGCACCCCTGCTCGCGAACATGGCGCAGGTCATCGTCCCGGTCCTCGCACAGGTGTTCGGGCAGCTGGTCGCAGCGGCCACGCCGATCGTCACCTCGATCTTCGGGGCTCTCACCCGTGTCATGGCGGCTCTCCTCCCGCCGCTGACACAGATCACGGCGACGGTCCTGCCCCTCCTGGGGCAGATGTTCTCCATGGTGGCCGCCGCCGTCGCCCCGCTGATTGACCAGATCGCAAACATCTTCACGCAGTCGCTAAACCTGCTCATGCCAATCTTGATGAACCTGGTCAACACGATCATGCCAGTCATCGTGCAGGTGATTGCCGCGATCATCCCGCCCCTCATCAGGGTCAACCAGGCAATCTGGTCGGTGGTCTCGGCGATTCTGCCGCCCCTGGTGTCCATCATCGGGACGGTCATCAGCGTCATCACGCCGATCATCGCGGCGGTCCTCCCGGTCCTCGCCCGCCTGATTGGCACGGTCATCAACTGGATTTCCTCGTGGATTTCCGTCATGTCCAGCCTCCTCGTCCCGGTGATTAACGTCGTCGCCTCTGTCATTAACGTGGCAGTGAAGGCCATTGGCGCGATCTGGATGTGGCTGTGGAACAACGTCATCAGCCCGGTCATTAACTGGATCACCAACAAGATTCAGGGCTGGTCTGATTTCCTGACCAACACGGTGAAGCCGGCCATCAATACTGTCGTGAGCGGCATCAAGGATGCTTTCAACGGCATGAAGGACGGCATTTCCAACGCCTTCGATAAGGTCAAGTCCGCGGCCGCCAAGCCCATCAATTTTGTGATTAATACCGTTTACACGAACGGTATTAAGTGGCTCGTTGACAAGGTCATGGAGAAGCTCGGTCTTGAGCTGCGGATGCCGACCGTCAGCCCGATCGCCGGGTACGCGACTGGTGGTGTCCTGCCGGGATACTCACCGGGGAAGGACATCTACCACTTCGTGTCCCCCGACGGTGGCGGATCCCTGGCCCTATCCGGTGGCGAGGCCATCATGCGGCCAGAGTGGACGCGCGCCGTCGGCGGGCCCCGCATGGTCGCTGCGATGAACTGGGCGGCCCGCCGTGGCCGCCCCATCCCCGGCGGGGACGCGGGCGCGCACCGGGCATTCGCTGACGGCGGTATCTGGGGCTCCCTCAAGTCCGGCGCGAAGAGCGCGTGGGACTGGGTCTCTGACAAGGCGTCCAAGGCGGCCGACATCATCGCCGACCCGCTCGGCGCGGTCGAGAACCTCATCCGGGTGCCGGTGAACAAGCTCATCGACGGCGGCAACTTCGGTGGCGCTTTCTGGGAGGCCGGCAAGGCCATCCCCAAGAAGATCATCGACGGTGTCGCCGACTACGTGAAGGGCAAGACCGAGCACATGGTGGCGTCCGACCTGGTCGGACAGGCCCGCCTGGCGATCGGCACCCCCTACGTGTGGGGTGGTGTCGACGTGCCCGGCGGCGTCGACTGCTCGGGCCTGATCGTGTGGGCGCTGCGCGCGCTCGGCCACAACGTGCCCCGTCACACGGCCAGCACGTTCCAGGCGGCTTCGACGCCGGGCAACCCCAACGTGCCCGGCACGCTGCTGTTCTGGGGCGGATCCGTCGGCGGCGGGGGCGCCCATCACGTCGCCGTCGCCTCCGGCAACGGCATGATGATCGAGGCCCCGACCTTCAATGTCCCGGTTCGGGAACTCCCCATCTACGGGAGCCCGAGCGCCGGCATCTTCAAGTACGACGATGGTGGTTGGCTCCAGCCGGGCACACAGGTTGTCACCAACCAGACCCGGCAGCCGGAGGCTATTTTCACGGGCGGACAGTGGTCCAAGATCGACCAGCTCCTAGCCCGCGAGAACAGCGCCCCGGACACCCTGGTGATCCGTGACGTCGATGACCGGCTCATCGGCCGGATGAAGGTGGAAGCGGAGCGTGTCGCCATTGACGCGTCCCGCGACGACTGAGAGGAGCTGCCATGGCGCTCAAGGGCTGGATCGGGAAGGCCAGTGGCCTGCCGTCCCTGCTGGTGGACGGGCCGGCCAAGGTCACTGCGGATGATCGTCTGCTCGCCGTCGTCGGCCAGGGCCAGCACCTTGTGGCTGACGGCCTGGCCGCGCCCGGCGTCGAGACCACCTACAGGGCGGGGGGCGACACAGTGTCGCTCACCCGCCCCACGGGTGACTGGTACGGGGTGCTGGTGGCCGGGGCTGACGGGCGCTCCGCACCCGGCCTGGCCTACGAGCACAACGGTGACCCGCTGGACTGGGACTCGACGGCGTCACGCGTCGCCGGGGTCACCCGGTGGGCCATCCGGGACGAGCCCATGACCGGCACCGGCGTCGTCACCTGCACCCCGGCGACCGAGCCGTTCCTGTGGTGGGTGCTCCAGTCTCACGCCCCGATCATGCTGATACCGACAATGCCAGTGCCGGGCGTCCCACCGAGGACCGTCATCGTCAGCGGCGTCACCCGGAAGCGGGTCACGGGCGAGCTCATCGAGGTCACCATCAAATGGGTCGAGCACGAGCCCCGCGCCGAGAACACGCCGCAGGGGGCCGTGCCCGTCACCACCTGGGGTGAATGGGCGGACTACGGCGAGGCACACCCGGACACTCCGGGCTGGCAGGCATGGTCCGCCCTCGAGGTCGCCAAGCGCGTGCAGGGGATGCCATGAGACCCGGCCCGTCTACTGAGGCCCTGGCCGGGCCCGTCGCCGTCGGAGCCAGGATCGACGTCCACCTAGGCGGCCGTGTCCTCGCCGTCGACGTCCCCTGCGAGGACGTGCAAATCGACTGGGCGTCCGACCGTGTCGTCCCCGGCAAGTTGTCCTACACCTGCCCGTCAGGGTGGGTGCCCGAGTCGCCAGGGGCCGCCCTCAACAATTTCGGGCAGCGCAGCCATGTCACCGCCCTGCTCGAGACCAGGGAGGGCCGCGACGAGGTCGACCTCGGATGGTGGCAGCACCAGTCCTGGGATGAGCAGGACAACGGGTCGGTCAAGGTCGAGGCGCTGGACCTGATGCAGCTCCTCGAGCAGGACCCGATGCCATGGCCCTCGTCCCCGCCCCGCGGCGCGACAGCCCTGTCTGAGGCGCAGCGGCTCGCCGGAACCCTCCCGGTGGTGCTGGACCCTGGTGCCCCAAACCCGAGAGTGCACCCGAACACCCAGTGGGGTCACAGCAGGTCTGAGGCCATCCGGGACCTGTGCCAGGCACGGGGACTCAACTACGCGGTGAAGGCCGACGGGTGCCTGCACCTGTGGGCACAGACCGACGGCTCCGAGCCGGTAGCCCGCTACACGGGCCGTGACCTGCTCGTCGAGGCGCCCAGGAAGAGCGTGGAGCGCCGCCCGAATCGGTGGGTCGTCGTCGGCAGCCCACAGCAGGAGGACCAGCGGAAACCGGTCATCAAATGGACTGGCACCGCTGTATCGGCGTCCTGGCCCTACGAGCCCGCCGTCTACGGGTGGGTCACGGACCGGAGGGAGTTCAACGCCGCGTCGTCGGCGTCCGCGGTCAGGAAGGCGGCCGGCACCTACATGCGGCACGCCCTGGAGGCCGCCTCCAAGCGGTCGGTGGCGATCGCCGCTGACCCCCGCCTGGAGGCCGGCGACGTGATCGCTGTCCACACCGACGGCGGGGAAATCATCGTCGGCAAGGTCGTCGCCTACAGCCTGCCGGTGGACAAGCCAGGTGGGCACATGAGAGTCGACGTCGAGGAGCTCGCATGGTGAAGCCGAATCTCTGGCTGGACCGTAAGCCGTCCCCCAGGACGTCGACGGCGTCGCAGCAGGCGTCCTACGGCAGCGGCTCGCAGGCGGGCACGTGGGCAACTGGCCGCGTCCTCGACGTCCTGGACGGCGGGATGGTGCGCGTCGAGCTGCCGGCGGATGACCCGGTGAGTGAGGTCGTGGCCCCGGCTGACGGCGGCGTGACCGCCGTGGGCGCTGAGTGCGTCTGTCTCCAGGACGGCACCGGCCGCGTCTACCAGGTGGTCTCACCGGCCGCCCTGCCTGAGGGCGGTCAGGCCCGGCCCACCGGGGTGACGGGGCAGATCGCCCTCGAGGCGGCCGGCACCAAGGCCGAGCTCGACGCCGCCAAGGCCGAGATCGACGCGGCACAGAAGCGCCTGTCCGAGGAGGTCAAGACCGCGAAGGACACCGCGAAGACGTCGAGCGAGGCGGCCGCCAACGCTCTGAAGCGGGCAGGCGACCGGGTGACCGTGGGTCCCCAAGGACCGGACTCGCCGGCGGACGGCGACCTGTGGGTCGTGGCCGGGGAGAATCACCAGGCCACCGGCGTCAAGGTGTGGTCCGCCGCCGCGAAGCAGTGGCAGGACTACCTGCTAGTTGCTGGACGTGTTCTCGTGCCCGGCAGCGTCGGGAGCGTGGAGATCGCTGACGGCGCGGTCAACGCGAGCAAGGTCGTCGCCTCGGAGGAGCTGTGGGCGAAGATCGGCGTGTTCGCGAAGGTCACGACCGCGATGCTCCAGGCCGGGCAGGCGAAGATCACGGGTGAGTTGCTGGCTGACACGATCCGCCTGTCTACGCGGATCGTGGCCGGTGACCCGTCGGGTGATGCGGCGATCATGGACTCCACGGGGCTCCACGTGGTGAAGGCCGTCGGCGGGCAGCCGAGTGAGGTCGTGACCCTAGGGACGGCCGGGCAGGACTTCCTGTCGATCACGGGCACGGATGGCCTGGCTAAGGCCACGATCACCGGCGACGGGCTCGTGTCCGCGCAGTCCCTCTCCGTGGCCGACCGCCTCGTCTGGCGCGGCACGGACCTGGCCGAGACCCTGGCCGCTCTCCCCCGCGGCGTGATCGCCTGGGGCTCCGCCTGGCCGTGGAGTGGCAGCAACCGGCACATAGTTCGCTCCGTCGATTCACTCTATGAGCTCGTCGTCGACCTCGAGGCGGGCCGAACGTACCAGGTGGAGGAGCTGGTCACCTGGTACGCGGGCAAGGCGAACGCCATGCTTGAGGCCAGGCTCCAGTGCTCGCCGGTCAACGCCGGCGCGCAAGACGAGTTTGAGCAGCGTATCCGTGTCGTGTCCGAGAACCGGAACCAGTTGCAAACCAGCCACGTGACGTTTCAGCCGTGGACGCCGGCGACGTCGGGCACGTACAGGTTGCTGTTCCTGGCCGCGTCCGCCTACGGGGCGGAGGGCGTCGTGCTCACGGTGGAGGACTCGAGCCTGCCGCAGCCGCACGCGTGGGTGCGTGACCTGGGGCTGGCCGTGGAGCCGACGCTTCAGGTGAACAAGTCGATTTCGCTGGGTGCGCCGAAGCCGTCGGAGCAGCCACAGCCGAAACGCAACTACGTCAAGGCGTACCGGTCGAATTGGTGGAAGGCGTATTCCAACGGCTCCCCGGATTCGTCCTGGCCTGACAATATGCCGCAGGGCTCGTATTCGCGGTGGAGCTATAACAGCCTGATTGGTTTCCCGAATATGACTGGGGACTTGGCTGGTGCGACCATCACGAATATGCGCGTGTACGCCTACGCGAAGCACTGGTATGGGCAGACCGGCGTCGCTTCTATTGGCTCGCATGGTTTCCAGTCCGCGCCCGGCTCGTATTCCGGCGGCGGTAACCGCTGGTATGAGTCCGGTGGCTGGGGGCGTGGTGATGGCCGTTGGATTCAGATTCCCCGAGACCAGTGGAACAGCTGGAAGGGCGGCTATTTCCGCGGGATATCTTTCGAGACCAAGGGAAATGCGTCCTATGGCTATTGGAGCCATGATCTGACTATTGAAGTCTCCTACACCAAGTGAAAGGTGGAAAGGAATGCCAGCGAATCACTGGAAGGGAATTCCTATTCCCGAGGCGGGAGATGACCTCCTGTCCGCCTGGCCGAACGCCCTGGACGCCGCAGGCGTGATCTTCCCTGCCCAATCCGTTGCGGCCGCAAGGGAAATCCTCAGCAAGGCCGAGGCCATCGGGCATCCGCCGACGCCCGCGCACCCCGCATACGTCGACGTCGGAGGCGTCCTCTACCGCTCTGACGGGTCGAAAAACGGCGAGCGCTGGGTGCTCAGACCCATCAATGAGGTGCAGGCGGTAGAGGCCAGCGTCCCGATTAACAACACGCTGAAATTGAGCAACGGCCAGTATTCGGGCGCGGCACAGGTCGACCTGGGTGTGCGCCCCTACGACAGAATTGTTCAGATCTCGTTCACAGTCTGGGCAAGGGTCACGGCTGGCGATATCGACGCCACCGTTTTCCTGCTGGATCGTCCTTACCGGGCTCGTTTCCCCAATGACTCCACGGGCTCCACGGTCACCGTCACCGGTGTTCGTGTCGTGCCCGCCGGTCAGGACCCGAAGATTCGCGCAGGATTTACCGGCGCGTACGGAACAGGTGGAACTCTCAGTATTTCCGGGGACTCCGCCTACAGCACACTATTCGCACTAGCCAACGCAAGGAGCATGGCATGACCACACCGGGATATCTGGACACGTCGGAGCGCGGCCTCCGATTCATGAAGGACACCGATTTTATCGAGCTGGCAAATCGGGTCTCTGCTGAGGCCAGTCGCCGCGAGTACCTGCGCGACTGTAAGGCGGAGGTTGATGCACGGATCGATGCCTATGAGAAGTCGGTCTCGCATGAGGCCAAGAACATCAAGGATTTGCAGCAGGGCGCGATGGTGGGGCCGGGTGAGCGGATCATCGTCGACGGCAAGACTTACAAGAACGTCGCCCGCGCCTGGCTCAACCCCTTCAAGGCCGGTCCGATCAATTTCGCTGCCGGCTGGGAGGAGCAGCAGGGAGGCGTGGCATGACCGTCGGCAGCGTCACCGCTGAGATCGCCCGGCGAATCTGCGAAGAGCAGCCGGTGGGCTACAGCCAGGGGGAGGACCGACGCAGTTGGTACGCCGCGGCCGACGCCCATGGGCGAGTCTCGTCGCCCCAGAGTGCCGACTGCTCCTCCTTGGCCGCCGGTGCGGTCAGTTACGGTCTCCACCACACCTACGGCGTGCCGTGGGGACACAAGGCCCTGCTTGAGCCCAACGACTTCTGGACCGGGAACCTCCGCGCCGGCATGGAGGCCCGCGGTTTCGAGGAAGTCAATTGGCCGGATGAGGCCATGACCCCGGATGGCGGTTTCCGGGTGGGCGACATCGTCCTGTCCGCGGCGAATGAGGGTGGTGTCGGCCACGTCATCGTGATCGTCGAGGACGGCTATGACCCGCTGGAGTCTGAGGCGTGGATCGCCGAGACCGGCGACATCTATGGTGCCCCCGGCGACCAGACGGGGCAGGAGACCCGTACCGACCGCTACTCCTCGCATCCGTACACGCAGCGCGGGGCTTGGACATCCTGTCACCGGTTCAACGAGGGCAAGTTTTTCCAGCAGTGGCCCGAGTTCGCGAAGGGGAAGCCGGCCTCCAAGCCGGCCGCCCCTGCTGTCTCCTCGGCACCGGCGCACGCGCACGGCATTGACATCTCCAGCCACCAGGGCGGGCTCAATATCGCCGCGATCTGGGCTGATTTCGTCATCGTCAAGGTCACGGAGGGCACCGGCTATGTCAATCCGTTCTGGCAGCAGCAGGCGGAGGCGACGCTGGCCGCCGGGAAGCGCCTCGGGCTCTACCTCTTCGCCAATGACGAGGACCCGTCCGAGCAGGCCCGGTTCTTCCTCGACCGCGCCAAGAGCTACGCGGGGCGCGCGACGTTCTGGCTGGACTGGGAGGCTGACGCCCTCAACCTGGCCCCCTCGGACGCCCTCGTGATCCTCAACCAGATGGCAGCCGAGACCGGCTCCACGCCGGGCATCTACTTGAACGGGGCTGGCCTGGAGAGCGGCAACTGGTCCGCCGTCGCCGGCCGGTTCCCGCTGTGGTACGCCGGTGGGCCCGAGTACAGCAGCTACGGCCGCGCCTACAGTGACCCGCCCGTCCCGAGCGTCCCCTACTGGGGGGGCAACGTCCTCATTCACCAGTACACCGAGGACGGGTACCTGCCCGGCTACAACAGCCACCTCGACCTGGACCGTCTGCGTGACCGCAGCGCGTGGGACACGATGAAGGGCGGCGGCCAGGTCGCCGCATCCGCCCCGGCAGCGTCCGCGCCGTCGGCGAGCCCGTACACCGGGAAGAAGAACAAGAGCGACGGGCAGTCGGAGCTCGTGTGCAACGGGGTCTTCGGCATCGCGACGATCGGCAGGCTCCAGCAGGTCATGGGTACCGCTATTGATGGCGTCCTGGACGAGGACGGCAGCCCGGCGGTTGAGCGGCTTCAGTCGTTCCTGAACTCGGCCGTACAGCCGGACCAGCAGACCGCCCTGAACGACTCGCCCCGCCTCGACGTCGACGGCGTCCTTGGGGCTGACACGTGGAGGACGTTGCAGTTCCTCATCATGGCCTGGCACCGCGAGTACCTGCCGGCGGGCTGGGACTTCGCTGACTGGGTTGACGGTGAGGCCGGCCCAGCCACGATCGGGGCGCTCCAGCGGGCGCTCAACAACTCTCGCTCCAACTCTGGCCGCCTTTGGTGACCACCGACCGAAAGGAAAACACGTGAAGGCACTCATCTCTGACCCCTTCGTCACGACCGTCATCCTAGGCACACTGTGGCCCCTGATTCAGGCAGCCCTGGACCGGCCGTGGTGGACGCGGGGACGCCGCGTCGCCCTCGTCGTCACCGCAGCCGTCGTCCTCACCGTGGGCGCCTGGGCACTGTCCGCCTACCCGCTCCAGGTCGAGGTGCTGGCCGCCCAGGTCGGCAAGTTCTTGGGCTTCGCATGGGTTGCCTATGAGGCCCTGTCTCGCATCAAGATCGGTGGCGTGAGCATCCTGGGCTGGGCCGGGATCATCACCCCCGGCGGTGAGACCAGGGACCACTACCAGCCCCGGCACGAGGCAGCCTAATGGGTATGGGCCGCCGAATCTGGTCGACGCTCCACGAGCCGCGCGCGATCTCAGCGATGATGGCGGCGACCTACACGCTCATAGCCGTGGCCGTCGCCCTCATCCTGGGCGCCCCGCGTATCCAGCCGTGGGACGTGACCGTGGGATGCCTCATGACCCTGTCCGGGTGCGCGATCGGCGCGCCGTCGGCGTGGCGGGGCTGGTGGGGCGTGGAAGGCCCGTCGGCGGCCCTCGTCGCCCTCGGCCTCGTCGTGGTCGCCGTCGAGGACGCCGCACGCGCACTCACCAGCGATCACTGGCCCGGCTGGCCGCTATTCATCATCCTCGCTCTTCTCCTCATGATCGGTCAGCGGATGGTCCGCGTGTGGGGGCACACGTGGCAGCCGGGCTGTGAGCCTGACACACCGCTCCGTCAGGCCGAGATTAGCGCGACCGCAGCGAAAGCCCTCGAGGCCGACGCCGCAGCTCGCGCTTATGAGAGGGAGGACAACGGATGCAGAAAGCGGAGCTGATTGGCGCGATCATCACGAGTGGTCTCGGGTCTATCCTCGTCTCTCAGATCGCCGCCGCGGTGCGCACGTTGTGGCATGCCCGGCAGGGCAGGGAGACGGAGGTGCAGGCAGCGCGGCGGGAAGCGGCGCAGTGGGAGTGCGTCGCGCGCCGTACGCGGGCGATTGCTTTGGATCGTGGTGCCCCGCTTGGGGATTTGCCGCGTGGCCCAGGAGAGTCACCGATCGGTGATCTTGCTGACGACTAAGGGGAAGCGCCCCTCTCACCTAAGGGTGGGAGGGGCGCTTCCCCTTAG